ACTAATACCAAACACCATGCTAGGAATATCTCTTCTAGCACTACTAGTAGTAATTCCGCGAATATCGTCTTTTAATAAGCCTTGTTTTTTTAAAACGTCTGCTAGTGGGTGTGTTGGCTTTTTAGTCTTTGTTGGATCGGAAGGCGTACCTGTGTTAACTTTTTTATTGTATTCAGCTACCGGTGCTCTATCGCCACCTTCAACAGTATTTTGTGTTGCGGCTATTCCAGGAACCATAAAGTTCATACTTTCATCTTGAATACATCCCATCCAATAACCACGCTTAGGATCTCCGTCAATAAAGATAACCACTACAGTTGTACCTACATCTGGCGGTACTGCCCAAAATCCATAACTCTTTTGTGTGTTACTATAATTGTCTGGATCTGCTCTAACAAAGTCAGCACTAGTTACTCCATAAAATGGACTCATGTATTTTACTTGGTGTAACTGTCCTGACTCTCCGCTATTACCTGTAGGTCTTAAAATCTCAACTTGTAGCATACCCATGTAGGTACTGTCCATATGACTAACTACACGAGCTAGGAACGGGCCTGGACGCGGTTCTGCTCCTTGGGAGCTGATTTTTGTTTGATCGTTATTAGCCATTATGTTCCTGATTGTTCTTGATCTGCGTCAGAGTTAGCTGTTTCAGCAACTGTTCTTGTAGTTGCTGGTAACTGATCTGGTGTTGGCTCGTCTTCGTATTCTTGTGTTGGTCTACGGAATCCAGTTAATACTTGTTCAAACACTCCATCTCTAAAATAACTCTTAACAGTTTGTAAGCAGTATAACCCACTAAACTGATTAACTGGAGCACTCTTACTAGTTCCGCCAAAGTTATATAAACCTGTACTTTGATTAATATCAATAGGTGTTCTAAAATTAACTAAAATATCTACTTCTCCGCTTTCATAATTTACAGTACCATCTGTGTTTAGATTATGTGTAGATTGTTCACTAGTATAATTGCCTGTTCCGCTTTGAGCAATGTAATAAGGATCGCCTATGATGCGCATATTTAAATTATACATTTCATATGGATTATTCAATGCTTCATTAAAAATCTTAGCCGCACGTTGCGCTTCGCCTTCTTGTCCGCCACCGCCCTTACGATCTTGTCCTGTTAAAGTGCTGACCCACTTTAAAATAGTAGGAGTAGAACCTGGTTTAGTAGGAGCAGGTTGACCGTCTGGCATGAATTTAACATTTTGTTGTTTCTCGGCATCGGCATTACCTGTTTGGTTAGCAGTAACTTTATCTTGAGTTTTTGTTAAGCCGTCAGCTGGCATCATGAATACAAAACTGTTATGTATGCTTATATCAAACTGTATGATATCTACGTTACGGCCTGTATAGATATAATCATATTTTTTAACTGCTTGATTTTTTAAATTTGTAAAACCAGGACCTTTTACACCTGGAGGTAATAATCTACTAGCATGAGCTTTATAAGGAACTACTCTATATACAATCAACCTAGGTTTAAGACCTGTATTAGCTTGTGTTTCACCGATGGTGTAAACTTTAGTATCTATTCTGTACCAGTCTCTATAACCTTCTGGACTTATATTACTGCTGTCAAGTGTAGTATTAACAAAATTACTTTGTAATATTACTTGATTAATAGCTGCCATAACACTAGTATCTTGTGTAAAACGCATTTCTGTTGTAGATGCGTCTGTTTTAATTTTACCCGGATTAAATGTTCCTGTTTTAGGATCATAAACTTTGTTATCTTTTCCAAAACTTGGATCAGCTTTACGTTTTTCATCAAACCCTAAATCGGCTGATCCAATAAGATTAACATTACTAAAATCTTGAACTAGGGTTTTATTAATTTTACTTCTGCTTACTCCTAGTGTTTTATACAAAGCATCTGAGCTGGATACAGATTCGGTAGCACTTTGTTTAGAATTAACTGCGCCGTCATCTGCTTGCCCAGCGTCAGCACTACTAGCCGTATCTTGTGGAAACAATATCAAATATTCGTCTGCTTTTGTTACAATTTTTTGTTCTTCTAATTGTCTTGCTCGATCATTTAAAACTTTTTGTAAACTGTTTTCGCCTGTTTGTAAAAGTTCTTGTACAGTGGCTCCTACTGCGGCTGAATCAGTTTTCATTTCTGCTATATCATCAGTTAATGCTATTTGATTCCAAGGACTAGCGGTACACTTATAACGACTGCCCATTTCATCGGCAGTTAACTGAGCATCAACAAAGAAAAACGGTATATAACGTTTAGTGTTTGGTATATTTTTAATTTGACCAGTTTCAGTATTACCCCTAAATTCTATTGTAAGAACATAGCAGGCTTCGCGCCAGTTGTCCCAACCGTGCTCTTGGGCGGCTTGTTGTAAAGCCAACATAAACAAACCCATGCTATAAGGTTCAATAACAGTAAAAGAAAATTTCATTACGTTAGTATTCTGGCTACCTTCTTCAAAGCCAATCATACTTTCTAATTCTAAATCGTTAATAAAAAAATCAAATTTTCCGTAAACAGTATTAACACGGTTACTTGGATCAGCATTGGCATCTTTACAAATTAAATCAATGCGGCCGCCTTTTCTATAAGTTTTGTCAGGATAGTTTAGTTGATTTTCTGTAAGTACACCAAGGCCTAGCACATAGGTATAACTAGCATAGGCAAACAATGGATTGGGTAATGGTAATTTTTGTCCGGGAGCAAGCCCTTTAAAAAATCCACCAATACTACTAAGTAATCCGTTTACTCCACTCAATGCGGATCCCAGAGCACTTGCTGGCCCTGAGGTAAAATTAGTTACGGCACTACCGATACTACTAATAGACTGAGTAGCAGAATCTATTGCGCCTGATAGATTATCCAAACTCATATTATAATCCTAAAATAATTTTCAAACTACTACCTTTAGGTATATATATTTGTGTTCCTGGAACAAAGTCTAAAATAGGATCTTGAAGAACATCAAGATTACGTTGAATAAAAACCCACCACAAGGTTTGGTCATTATACAAGTCAAATGCTAGTAAGTCAGGACGATATGTATACTGACTTGTTATTGTAAACAAAAAATCATCTGGGTCGGCGCTAACTGGTCTAATAGATAAAATATCAAGATAATTCTTTTTTATCTTAGTTGTATACCAAGGACTAGTATTACTATATTGTGGTGTCATAATTAGATATATCCAAAACTATTGTTAAGATATCCGCCAGTAACAAATCTATCAAGACTAAAGTTACGAGCACTATTTCTACTGTACATTGGAATTAATTTAAGTGTAAATTTACTCTTTGTAGGCACATGGGCAACACCGCCACTAGTAGTTCCACCTACACCAAATGTGCCTAATATTCCAGCAACTTGACCAACACCACCTGCTATACTGCTAACTCCGTTCAATACTCCACCTAGTGCGCTGTCTCCACCAAGTAAGCCTGCTCCTACACTGGCCAAGCCGCCTAAGCTGTCTGCGACGCCTTGTATTTCACCTGCGCTAGATCCTACAACATTACAACCAATGTAATCACAATCAGTAGGCAAACTAACACTCATATGCGAAACTGCTACAGGTACATTTTTAAAAACATAATTGCCGTAGGCATTTAAGAAAATAATAGGAGGAGGATTTCCAGCCTTTGGATCATTTCCAGCGAACATTTTGGTAAGGCTTCTTAAATAATGAACCATAGCAATCCAGTATAATCCTTGTGTAGCATCTTCTACTAGCATACTTGCTTCAATAGAGATCGACCCTGGATCACTGCTTCTAAATGCTTGGAATTTGTAGTTTGTATGTACAGTATCGATATCTCGATAATTAGCACCGCTAGAAATTGTAATCGATGGAGTATATGGAAAAATTAAACCGCCTGCATCTTTCAATGGTTTTAACACAGGACTTGTTTTGAAACTAGACCAATTAGCCAAACTTAATCTTACACGCCAATCATTAGCATTGGCATCACCGCCAAATGTAGACACGGCGCTAATAATATCGCCTACTGCTTCTCCAGCGGCTGGCAATCCTGATAAAGCCATACGAGCTGCACTGGCAAATCCGCCATCATTAAACGCAGAGCTAACAGATCCTGCCAAATCGCTAGCTGTATTAATGGCACTGCTACCGGCTCCTAACAGGTTGGCTGAGCCGTTAATTGAATCTAAAAGTCCCATAATATTTCCCTAGTTTGGTATAATATTTAGTTGACTTTATTAAGTGCGTAGTTTATAATTAACTATTAGAGGACTGACAAAGGATGACTCCAACAACCAAAGTAAATTACTTAAACAACAAAGATATGCTAGCTGAGATCCATAAATCAAAAAGCTCATACTGTGTGTTTACCAATCCAGAATATCACCAATATGATATAATTCTAGCTAGTGTAGATAAAATTAACATTAGAACCATTGCCGAGGCCAAACGTAACAGGGCCAAACGCATTGGAGATTTAGACTATCAAACACGTAAAAAAGCTGGTGAAAAAATCAAACAAGCAGACTGCGAAGTTGATTATAAAAAAATACCTAAGACAGATTTAGTGTTTAGGATTATGACTTTTGATCATATTCCGCTTAATAATACTCGTAAAAAGAATCCCAAAAGTCTTGCTGACCATAGAGACAAAGTAAACTTTCCCCCATTCCAACATTGGAAATTCAACGGCAAAGATGAACTGGTATGCGTTGGAAAATCGCACTGGAAAGGAGATCTAGTTAAAGGTAAATTTGATAAAGATGCGGGCCAAATTACTAACACCTTAGCTAGAATGATGTTAAAATTATGCGAGCGTTACGCTACCAGAGGTAACGTTCGTGGCTATACTTACAATGACGAAATGAAAGGACAAGCTATACTACAGCTAACACAAATTGGTTTACAATTTGACGAAAGCAAATCGGATAATCCGTTTGCTTACTTTACTGCGGCTGTGACTAATAGTTTTGTTCGTGTTATTAATATTGAAAAACGTAATCAAAATATTCGCGATGATATTTTAGAAATTAATGGTATGAATCCTAGCTACAGTCGTACTGGCGCTGGGGAACACGCGGCCGCTGTCAAGCGATATAATGAGGACACTAGTGAGTAATTTATTTAAAAAAGTTGCCTGTTTTACAGACATACACTTTGGACTGAAGTCTAATTCCAATGTACACAATCAAGACTGTGAAGAGTTTGTAGACTGGTACATTGCCAAAGCAAAGGAGGAAGGATGTGATACAGGTATCTTTATGGGTGATTGGCACCATAACCGTAATAGCCTTAACATTACTACAATGGATTATAGCCTTAGGGCCTTGGAGAAGTTGGGTCAAGCGTTTGATAACTTCTATTTCTTTCCTGGTAATCATGATTTGTACTATAAAGACAAACGGGACATACACTCTGTGGAGTTTGGAAAGTATATACCTGGTATCACTGTGGTACATGAGCCTACTACTATTGGAAATGTCACGCTGTGTCCCTGGCTTGTTGGCGAAGAATGGAAAAGTCTAAAAGGTTCTAAAAGCAAATATATCTTTGGACACTTCGAACTTCCATTGTTCTACATGAACGCAATGGTACAAATGCCGGATCATGGAGAATTACAAGCGGCAGATTTGAAAGGTCCAGATTATGTATTTTCAGGACACTTTCACAAACGTCAACAACAGGGCAACGTAGTCTACATTGGCAATGCGTTTCCGCACAACTACGCAGATACATGGGATGACGAGCGTGGTATGATGATATTAGAGTGGGGTAAGACTCCTGAATATTATACTTGGGATAATCAGCCTACTTTCCGTACACTAAAATTAAGCGAATTAATTGACGGTGCTGATACTATTATCAAACCCAAGCAACATTTACGTGTTACATTGGACATTGATATTACCTACGAGGAAGCCAGCTTTATTAAAGAAAAGTTCATGGCAGATTATGATATCCGTGAACTTACACTTATTGCTGAAAAGAAAGATATTGAAATTAATACCAATATCGATGTACAAGCATTTGAAAGTGTAGATCAAATTGTGTCCAGTCAAATCATTAATATTGAAAGCGACACTTACGACAACAATGTTTTGTTGAGCATTTATAATAGCCTATGATAATAAAAGAACTAACAGTTAAAAATTTTATGAGTGTGGGTAACCAGACTCAAGCGGTAGACTTTATTAAAGAAAATCTTACACTTGTTTTAGGTGAAAACTTAGATCAAGGCGGGGACGATAGCGGAAGTCGTAACGGTACTGGTAAGACTACTATTGTAAATGCCTTGAGTTATGCTTTGTTTGGTAATGCCTTGACTAATATTAAAAAGGACAATCTTATTAACAAGATTAATCCTAAAAATATGTTAGTTACATTGACATTTGAAAAGAACGGTATAGACTATCGCATTGAACGTGGACGTAAGCCCAACGTATTAAAGTTCTTTGTTAACGATCAAGAACAAGAAACTGTAGAAGTAGATGACGCACAAGGCGATGTAAGAGAAACACAAAGAGATGTTGATGAGCTCCTGGGCATGAGTCATGATATGTTCAAGCACATTGTAGCTTTAAACACTTATACAGAGCCCTTCTTGAGTATGCGGGCTAACGACCAGCGTGTTATTATCGAGCAGTTACTTGGTATTACATTGCTCAGTGAAAAAGCAGAAACACTTAAAGAATCAATCAGACTGTCTAAAGATTATATTACACAAGAAACTGCTAATATTGAAGCGGCTAAGAAAAGTAATGAAAAAATACAGTTAAGTATTGACGGATTACTAACAAGACAAAGTGCTTGGAACAATCAGCATACCCAAGAAATTGAAAAAATGGGTCGTGCTATCGTAGAACTTGAGAATGTAGATATTGAAGCTGAGCTTGCGAAGCACGCCGAGCTCAAAGAGTTTGACGAAAAGTCAGCGAAGCTGAAAAGCCTAACTAAGGAACGGGCTACGTTAGATAGCGCGATAGCGCAAGCGGAGCGTAGCGTCACGAAGTATGACAGCGAGCTCGCCAAGTTGGCTAACAAGACCTGCCATGCGTGTGAACAAGCTC